AAAAATTGACATCACCTGGTACTAAAGACAGATTTATGGCAGATCATTATTCAAAGGTTAAGATGTTCATAAGAGAAGAAGGGATGAACAGATCTGATGATTATGTGTCTTTGACGTATAAAGAATCCGGAGACATGTCTGAATGGGCAAATAGATGGTATATGAAGTCAATATCTGTCACTCTGTTGAGATTAGTTCCAAAATCTTTTCATAATCTAATAATGTATGTGCTCAATAGTATAACTAATAAACTAATTGAACTACCAAGACAGTTCATAAAGAGTGCCATAGAAAATCCAGGTAGTGAGTTATGGAATAAGATGTCTGACATGATAAAGAAAGAGATGCTTGGAATTGCTGATGAAAATGAATATATCAAGAAACATGGCACAAGGGTTAGCTGTCTCGCAAATATGATGCAGGGAATTCTTCATTACACAAGTTCACTTGCTCATACTTCTTCTATACTGCTATTCTTAGAGACAATGACAAAGATGATTGAATCAAAGGGAGCCAAAGTTGTTCATTCATTTGAATGTTCATCTGATGACAAGGGCATCCTCATGACTATAATAACAAAAAAAGATAGAACTATACCAATTCAAAAGATCCAGACATTGTGGAGATCAGTATCAAAGAGAATTGATTCATCTTTTGGCTTGAAAACGTCAGTTGAAAAAACTAAACTGACAGTTACATCTCTGTTTGAATTCAATAGTGTCTTTTACTGTGGAAATAGTATCTCAGTTCCATTGGCAAAATTTACAACAAGATGTCTTGATGATTCGGTACAATCATCATTACATCAGCGTGTCTCTAGTCTATATTCTTCTATTAGACAAGTAAGAGAGAATGGTGGAAGTGGCATTCTATGTTCACTGCTCACGTATCTTCAAAGATCAGTTCTTTTTAACAATTTAGGATGGAGAAACATGGATTGGTTTAACTCAAGAGTTCTAAAAATGATGCTGAAATACAGATTTAGTTACTTAGGCAATAGAAATGTATGTACACCAATTACAGCAGGAATATGTATGGCAGAATATGAAAATTTGAAATATGCTTATAATAATAAATTGATGTCACAATTAATGATGTTATCAAAGAATGAGTTCAGAGATAATGAATTCATTCAAAGGGATAATATGGATTTTGGAATATGGGAGACTAATAAGCAAAGTGCTTTGCTAAAGAGATTAAAGATATCCCGCAGTCATGAAATGACAACAGAGGATCTTCGAGTGAAAATAACAGGAGGTAAAACAAAAGATGAGATGAGGTCATTCATTGAATTTACGATGTCATCAAAACAATTTGGACGATCTTTAGCACTTGTTCAAAGATCAGATATTGTCAGAGCATCAGTATATCTTCTTTGGTCTCAAGTCTTTAAAATAAATGACAGGAGAGTATCAATACGCTCATTAATAGACAAATTGGACAATATGAATCATAGAGAGTGTGATGTCCCTGCAGAATATGAGAAATGGTTTAACCTGGAGAAGAACAAAAGATCATACGTTAGTAAGCGTAAGAGATCTAGATTAAGACCAAGACAGTATAATCCTATAATTAAAGTTAGTGT